GTACTCACTCAGGAATGGTGATCTGTATATTGGTAAGAGTGGCTTTATTGGCAAGTATGGAAGTTTCTTAGATAACACTTCTACTTACCGATTAAGCTACTTTACCAACCATGCAGACCTTGGTAATGAGAATCAAATTTCTATTCTTAAGCGAATCAAGACAATCATCATTGGTGGCTCTAACCAAACTGTCACGATCAAGTGGGGCTTTGACTTTGCTGCCAACTATTTGTCAGGCAATGCTTTTATCCCTGAACAACAGAATTATGAGTATGGTTTAGCTGAATACGGCACAGCAGAATACTCAGGTGGACTCTTGATTAAGACACTAGATGTAAATGCTTCTGGTGCGGGTAAAATTGTTCAAACAGGTTACGAAACCACTATCAACGGCACTCAACTGTCAATTCAGAAGATTGAGATCCAATCTAAGAACGGAAAGATATCCTAATATGTCGAATTACACAAAATCCACTAATTTCGCTACCAAAGACAACCTCACCCCTGGTGATCCACTCAAGGTCGTGCGAGGTACAGAGATTGATACTGAGTACAACAACATTGCTACTGCCATTGCGACTAAGACAGACAATGCCTCTGCTGCCATCACGGGCGGCTCAATTACTGGTATCACAGACTTAGCGGTTGCTGATGGCGGTACAGGTGCTTCTACTGCGGCTGGTGCATTGAATAACTTGTTGCCTAGCCAAACAAGCAATGCAAACAAGTATCTTCAGACTGATGGCACAAATGCAACATGGGATGCAGTAAGCCTCTCTACTGCCGACATTACAGGAACTCTTCCTGTTGCCAATGGTGGTACTGGTGTAACTAGCTCTACTGGTACAGGCAATGTAGTGTTGTCAAACTCGCCAACATTGGTGACTCCCGCATTGGGAACACCCGCTTCTGGTACTGCTACCAACTTAACTGGTTTGCCAATATCTACTGGTGTGAGTGGTTTGGGTACTGGTGTAGCTACAGCATTAGCTGTTAATGTTGGCTCAACTGGTGCTCCACTGGTTAATGGTGGAGTCTTAGGCACTCCTTCTAGCGGTACTTTAACCAATGCTACAGGTCTTCCTATCGCTACAGGTGTATCAGGTCTAGGAACTAATGTAGCAACCTTCCTAGCGACTCCTAGTAGTGCAAACTTAGCGGCAGCCTTAACTGATGAAACAGGAACAGGCTCTGCGGTGTTTGCGACTTCTCCTACTTTGGTAACACCAGTATTGGGTACACCAACAAGCGCAACATTGACTAATGCAACTGGTTTGCCTTTGACAACTGGAGTGACAGGAACTTTACCTACTGCCAATGGCGGTACAAACCTAACATCATTCACATCAGGCGGTGTGGTTTACGCATCTAGTTCTAGTGCATTGGCTACTGGTTCTGCGCTGACGTTTGATGGGAACAACTTAAGTATGGGTGGTTCTGTCTCTGGCAGTTATAACCAACTTGGTGTTAACAATACATCAGCAACTGGTTATGCAAGAATGTTATTAAACATTGGCGCAGGTGGGGCAAATGGTGTTGGTGTCGTTAAATATGCCCCAAGTATTTTCTTTGCAATAGGAACAGACGCAGATACATCTAGTACACCAATGACATTTTTGTTGGGTAATGGCGTAGAACAAATGCGCCTCACCTCAACAGGGTTGGGTATTGGTACAAGTTCGCCAGCTTCTAAACTTCATGTAGCTACTACTGGCACTGTAAATGATATACAGATGACAGGCAGTGGAACTGCGGGTACTTATGTGCAAATGACCACTACAGGTGGAGTATTTACCGCTGGTTTAGACAATAGTACAGGTGGAGTTTTTGGTGGAGCCGCTTACTCAGGTAATTTCTATATGAGTGGTGCGTATCCAATGATATTTTGGACTAGTGGCGCAGAGCGTATGCGCCTCGATGCCTCAGGCAATCTAGGCTTGGGAGTTACTCCGAGTGCTTGGGGAAGTGGAACTACAGCAATTCAAATCGGTAGCGGTTCAGCCATTTGGAATCCAGGTAGCGCAACCCAAACTTGGGTAATGGCTAATAGCTACTATGACCAAACTGACAATAGATTTGAGTTTATAAGTTCAGGCACTGCGGGTGCTTACGCCATTGTAGGAAATACTCACCAATGGAACATAAGCGCAGGAACAACTGGAGCTAATAACCCTACTACCTTTACTCAGGCGATGACTCTGGATGCAAATGGTGCGCTAATTGTAGGAACTACGACTGCACAAGGTGAAAAAGCTACTTTTCAGTCTAGCACTATTAGTAGCGCAAACATTGGCATAGTTCAAATTAGAAGCACAAAGGCGGCAGATAGCGGAGATTGTTTACTGGCAATAGTAAAGCAAGCAAATGACGATACTACATCTCAGGTCTTTGTTCGTTTTGGTATCAATGGCTATGCAGCTGGTTGTGGACAAATAAATGGCAATGGGGCTAGTTCTGCGGCTTTTGGCTCTTTTTCTGATTACAGGTTAAAAGAAAACATTGCAAGTTTGCCATCACAACTTTCCAACATCATGGCTTTGCGCCCTGTTGAGTTTGACTACATAGAATCTGAAGGTGGTGGTCATCAAATAGGTTTTATTGCTCAAGAGATGCAAGGGGTTTACCCAGATGTGGTTGGGCAACGTGATTTGGACGGAATGCTCACTGTTACTGGATGGAGCAAAACAGAAGCCCGACTTGTTAAAGCAATGCAAGAACAACAAGCAATGATTGAATCACTACGTCAGCGTCTTTCTGCCGCTAATCTTTAAAAGGAAATAACATGACCTTGACACAAGAAGAAGCACACCGCTTGTTTGAGTACAAGGATGGTGTTTTGCTTTGGAAAGTTAGACCATTGTCTGATTTCAAGACAAAAGGTCGTCATGTGCAATGGAATGAAAGATATGGCTATCAACAAGTTGGAAGTTGTGCAGGAACTTATGTAAATGTTGCAATAAACAAAATACGTTATCAAGCACATAGAATAATTTTCTTGATGCACTATGGATATTTACCAAAAGTTGTTGACCATATAAGTGGAAATACACAAGACAATAGAATTGAAAATCTTAGAGCCGCAACACATACTGAAAATTTAAGAAACTCTAAAATTGCTAAAAACAATACTTCAGGTTTGAAAAATGTTGTTTGGCATAAGCAACGTCAAAAATGGGGTGTAAGAATTATTGTTGATAAAAAAAGCAAATCTTTTGGTTTGTATGATGACATTGAACTTGCTGACCTTGTTGCACATGAAGCAAGAAATAAATACTTTGGCTCTTTTGCTCGTCACTCTTAAAGGAAAAATATGACTATCGCATACACATGGAAAATTACCCAAACCGACTATGAAACCTCAAACGGGTTCATTATTACGGGTCACTGGACTGCAACTGCGGTTGATGGAGACTACACGGCTTCTATCTACTCCACAGCATCTTGGCAAGCAGGAACACCCACTATTCCCTATGCCTCAGTTACTGAAGCAGAAGTATTGAATTGGGTTTGGGAATCGGTTGATAAGCAAGCCACAGAAGATGCTCTGGCAGCTAATATTGCTTTGCAGAAGAATCCTGTTACATCAACGGGTGTGCCTTGGGGTCAAGCATGAAATTAGAGTTAGACGTTAACGAAGTGCAATTCATTATGAATGTGCTTGGTCAATTACCAACAAGTTCCAACGCCTATGTGCTTTGGAAAAAAATAGAAGAACAAGCAATAGCGCAAGTTCCTAAAGAAGCGGAGTAAGTTATGGCTATTAACTATTTCACAGCAAACCCAGATGTTGCTGAAGCCTATCAAAGTAATTCCTATGGTTTATCACCACAGGAGTTTGCTGATGCCCACTACACTTTGTATGGTCAAACAGAGCAGAGAGCCGCACCTGTAGTGCTTGACTTAGTTAGCCAAGGTAATTTGAATCCAACTCAAATAGCGGCTGCAACAGGAATTCCAGTTGGTCAAGTTGTTGCTCAAGTAGCGACTACAGTCCCTCCTAATCAAGCAGTATTGCTTGGTGATACCTATGTTCAAGCTGTTAATCAAGTAATTGGTTCTGGTGAAGATCAACAGATTGGTGGACTAGAAAATGTTATTACTTATAAAGCAGGTGAAAACCAAGCGGGTGGTTCATATAACCAATACACACCTACTGGTGAACTTGAAAGAACTGGTACACAACAAAAAGTTGCAGGTTCATTTTTAGAAGGATTAGGACAAGCCCTTACAGACCCCGTAGTTCTAGCTGCTTTAGCAGGTGGTTATGGTGCTGGATTATTTGGTGGCGCAGGTTCATTAGGTGGTGCAGCTTCAGGCTTAGGAGCAGGCTCATCATTGGGTACTGGATTGACAGCAGGTGCTGGTGGCCTTGGTTTAAGCACTACAGGCGCAGGTCTAGGTGCTTTAGGCACTGGTGCAGGGATTACTGCGGGAGCAGGTTTAACAGGCACTGGTATTTTAACAGGTTCTGCATTGGGTGCTGGATTACTTGGCACAACAGCAGGTGCATTGACAGGAACAGGAATTCTTACAGGTTCTACACTTGGTACAGAATTATTGGGAACAGGCGCAGGAACGGGTGTAACTGGTGGTGTAACTGGTTTAGGTACGGGAACATTAGGAACTGGTGCATTGACAACAGGTGTTGGTACAAGTGTTGTTCCTCCAATAGTTCCTCCAATAGTTCCTCCAGTTGTACCACCCGTTGCACCTCCTGTTGCTCCTCCTGTTGCTCCTCCAGTAGCACCTCCTGTTACACCTCCTGTTACGCCTTCTGTAATACCTTCAGTAACTCCATCAGTTATTCCTCCAGCACTTACAACAGCGTTAACCTCGTTAATTCCTGGTGCAGTTAATACTGTTTTAAATCCTACAAATTTAGGTGGTTTACTGACATCTGGTGCAACTACTGCTGCTGGTCTTCTGCAACAACAAACATCTCGTGATGCGGCTATTGCAGCACAAGCAATGATTGACCGAGAGACAACTGCAGCTAAACAAGCGGCTCAGTTTAGACCTATCGGAATGACTACTCGATTTGGTACTTCACAGTTCCAAGTCGATCCAGTAACAGGTCAATTGACAAGCGCAGGATACACATTAAGCCCTGAAGCTAAAGCACAACAAGATCGATTGGTGGCTTTGTCTAATGCGGGTTTAACGCAAGCAGAAGCGGCACAAACACAATTTGCTCCTTTGCAAACAGGCGCACAAAGTTTGTTTGCTTTAGGTAATAAGTATCTTGCTCAAACTCCTGAAGCAGTTGCTCAGAACTATATAAATCAGCAAATGGCTTTGTTGAAACCAGGCAGAGAGCAAGAGTTAGCCACTCTGCAAAACAGACTCCAACAACAAGGTCGTGGTGGTCTATCTGTTGCTCAAGGTGGCACTATGGGTGCTACTACTCCTGAACTACAGGCTTTGTTTAACGCTAGAGCGCAACAAGAGGCTCAATTGGCAGCTCAAGCTCAACAGTTTGGTCAACAACAAGTCCAGTTTGGTGCGGGATTGCTTGGTACAGGCGCACAGACTATGGGTCAGTACTATGGTGGTCAACAAGCCGCTTATGCTCCTTATACGACTGCTTTGGGACAAGTTACAGGGCTTGAGGCTTTGGGACAACAACCATTTGGCATGAGTACTGGTTTGGCTCAACAGACATCTCAAGCGGGTGCTAACGTGGGGCGTTTAGGCTTATCTGGTGCTGAGTTTAGTACTCGATTGGCTACTGGCCCTGCGGCTACCACTAATCCTTACTCAACATTATTAGGTGGTGTAGGTTCTTCTAATCAATTTGGTCAGTTTTTAGGTGGGTTATTAGGTGGGACACCTGCAACAAGCGGTTTTAGTTATGGACAATATGGAACTGGTATAGACCCATCGACAGGCGAATACTTCGGTTCGCTTTACTTCTAAGGAATCATCATGGCAGAAAATATCGTAGCGGGTCTGTTCGGGCTGACCCCTGAAATGTATGGTGAGCAACAACGCAGAAGTGCTTTGCAAGAAGGTATTACCCTTGCTCAACTAGACCCTGCTTCTCGTGGTGCAGCAATGACCTATGCAGGTGCTAGAGGGATTGGTGGTGCTATTGGCGGTGCTTTTGGAGTAGAAGACCCACAACTGAAGATGATTAGCACTCGTAACGCTATTGCCCAACAGATAGACCAGAACGATCCTGAGTCAATCTTGCAAGGTGCAAAGATGTTGGCACAAGCGGGTGACCAACAAGGTGCTTTTGCATTGGCTCAATATGCTCGTCAATCTCAAAGTGAGATGGCTCTTGTCCAACAAAGACGAGCAGCAGAACAAGCATCTTTGGCTCAAGTGGCTAAAACTCAATTGTCTATTAAACAAGAAGAGCAACTTCGTGATGAGTTGTCTAAACTTCCACAAGGTGCTTCACAAGATGATGTTCTTGCTATTGTTACCAAGTATGGTTCACCAGATAAAGTCTTAGCGGCTTTACAGGCTTCAGCAGACAAAGCTGCAGCTAATGTAGCAAGAACTGAATCTGCACAATTGGTTAACCAAGCAAGGATTGATGCGGCTAAGGTTGCGGCTGATGCTAGGATTGAAGCGGCTCGTGTGGCTGGTGCTACTGCTTTACAAATTGCTCAATTGAGAGCTGATTCTGCTAAAGAAATGAGAGAGTTAACGGCTTCACTTAAAGGCCCGAAAGTTCTTGCTCCTTCTCTACAAAAAGAGGAAGACAAAGAGTTGGAATTGGTTGATTCATTAACTGCTCGTGAGACTTCATTAGCTCCCGCTATTGCTACATTGACTCCTGATCCTAGGACAGGTAAACCACCTTTAGAGCTTGGCCCTGTAAACAATCTACGCTATCAGGCACAAAATGCCGCAGGT